GCACCTGAAGAGCAACGGCAACCGGAAGAGGTACAAGAAGCTCCAGTCGTAGAAGCAGGACCGACAGAGGTAGTCCCTGGGGCTCCGGCTGAACCAGGGGCACCAGCCCTCGATGAAGATGGCACTCCGTCATTAGACCCTCCGCAGGAGATGCTACCTGGCAATCAAGTACAAGAACTCGTGGAGTTGCAGCGCCTCCGACAGGCGAATGCCCAGAAGGAATGGCAGCAGCAACTCATGCGTGAAGCTCAGACGGTTGAGCGCAGGGCACAGGAACAGGGTGCCGACCCACAGAGTGCTCGACTGGTAGCTAGGCAACACCTCGCTCACGCACAGAAAGCCAGAGACCAAGATGCGAAGGCTCTCGACCTCGTCGGTTTCGTAGAAGGCAGGAATAATGCTGCGATGCACTATGCACAGAAGTACAACCTGCTGCCTAAACAAGCGCTTGCAGATATCCAGGCTCTGACGAGGAGCAGGACTCCTCAAGAGATGGATATCGAAGCTAAACGTATCGCCCAATTCCGCTCTCAACGAGCGGAGATAGACAGGCTGAAGCAGGGCCGTGTCGGACCGCAGACTTTCGACAATAGTCAGGGATCGGCGGAGGTCACGACCAATCAGGACCGTTTGCTGGACGCCTACATCAACGGCGATAGGTCAGAGGCGGCAACAAGGGCCGCACGACGTTTGAATTTCGGGAGTTAAAGGAGACTTCCTATGGCAACGACCGCAACGACTGGTAATCTCGAGAATGCTCAGAGGATCATCCTTGCTTCGGCGAGGTACACCGAAGAGCACAACGCCCCTGCACTAGCTCTTATCGAGCCATTCAGCCTTCCAAAGGGTGCCAAGCAGGTAACGGTGCCCAAGGTTGGGCAGATGTCGATGAGCGACCTTCAAGACGGTATCGATATCATCGATGAGGAAGACATCGGAATGACCACGGTAGACCTCACCGCATCCGAGGTGGGAGCCAAGGTCATCTTGACCGACAAGCTGGTCCGGCAAGCCGCAGACAACGTGTTCTCCATGATCGGCAGACAACTCGGGGACGGCATGGCCCGCAAGAAAGACGAAGATGTGCTGGGCCTCTACACCAACCTGAACGGCGGGACGAAACTTGGTGCCGCAACGAAGTTCATGAAGGCGTCCAACGTCCAAGCTGTGATCGCCTACGCGAAGGCAAACAAGTTTGGGAACCAACTCTACATCCTTCACCACCCAAACGCAGTTGCTTACCTTTCCAAGGAAGCTGCGACAGTGGCCTCCGCAGTGACCAACGGTATTCCTCATGGCTGGTCTGAAGATCTTCTTGGGAGCTTCTGGAGTGGTCTTCGCCCGATGAATGGCGTTGCTATCTTCGAGGATGGAAACATCACCGAGGACTCTGATGGAGACGGGATCGGTGTTATCGCTGACAAGACGGCGATGGCATCACTGACGAGTGTGGAAACGCGTACCGAGCGCCAGCGAGACGCATCCCTTCGGGCAACCGAATTGGTGATGACTGCGGACTATGGCGTGTTCGAGCTTGATGACAGCCGTGGAGCAGGCATCACATTCGATGTCGCTGCGCTTGCCACTAATAACTAGGATCTAGGAGTAGGTCTTGGCAGGAATAACGGAACGGAACAAGATGAAGAATGAGTTGGTAGGAATAGGCTACTCATTGAAATATATAGATGAGTGGCAGCCGAAGACCATCCTGTACAGACACAAGCCTTCTTATTTCGCAGAAGGAGGGATCGCAGATGAGGTGGGGACTTTCATCGAGAATGTCCCCGGTAATCCCGACTACGTGATGAGGAAGGCGAAGATCGGTCTATTCACCTGGCCTCCCAGTAATACTTGTGAATGCCGATGGTGTGTTTCAGCAGATCCATCAAGATCAATTGGTGGTGAAACAGTGGAGGTAATTAACGATCCACCTCCCGAGGAAGAACCGGAGCCCGTAGGAAAAGGGACGAGGCGAATGGGTCCTCACTTCAAAGCCAGCTAGGTGTAACGATTGCCGTGCCTAGCGATACATCCACAACGGCGGTCGCAGGACTTTGATCCTGTAGAAAGGAGACATCATGTCTTTTGGAGCGATTCAAAGCGGACGCTATGGTTTCGAGAAGCAGACTCACTCTGAGAAGAGGCAAGTCTACGGCGCAACCATGGCGCTACCTGACGGACGGATCTTCCGTTACGTCGAGAACGGTGGGAGTGCCATTGGAGAGGGCTTGGTCGTAGCGAGCGAAGCTCCGGCGGGCAACCACGACGACGACTTGGTGGTTGCAACGAGTTCTACCGTAGGTGGTTTCACTATCGGTATCACGCTTGGCGGTACGGCAGCAGCCAAGAATCTCTACGCAGAGGGTTACATCCGGCCAAACCTTGCCTCTACCACTCCGCACGAGATGTACAAGATCAAGAGCCACCCTGCCATCAGCAGCAGCTCGACTGGCACATTCACAATCGATGAGCCTGATGGCTTCCAGACTGCGATCACGGCTGGTACGGACTCCGTTGGTCTGATCAAGAGTCCTTACAAGGACATCATAGTTGCACCCGCAGCGGTTGCAGGGCGATTCGTTGGCGTAACCTGCGCCGACCTTGAGGCTGACTACTTCGGCTGGGTACAGGTTTCAGGTATTGCCAACGTCAAGATGGACGGTACTCCAGCAATCGGTACGCTGGTAGGTGCAAGTTCCAACCACGCAGGGCAGCTTCTCGCTGTCGGTGCTGACACTACCCCTGCCCTGGCAAGAGTTCACGGTATAGCTGGTGTGGACAACGAGTTTAGCTCAGTCTTCTTGATGAACCTGTTCTAGACCCGGAGTGAACATGCAGGAATTATGGCTACCCGAGGGGGGCAGGTACATCAACTCCACCCCCCTTGGGCGGAATCGGGAAACAGGCGGGACTATCGTCTCCAATCAGATGGAGGTCCGCTTTACCGACCAGTTCGGGAAACTGCACAAGCAGTTGATATTAGTGTTGTCTGATGAGTTCACCAGCCAAGCCGAGGTCGAAGACCAGATGGGCTATGCGGCTGAGAACTACATCAGGGACGCGAAGCAGAAGTACAACAAGCGACCTGCTACTCCCGAAGAGATGAAGGAGGCAGGCAAGGCGCTTGAAGATTTCAGGGTACATCGCAACCGCAGGGCTGAGAGTACCAATAACAAACTGTATTACTAGGAAGAGGAAATGGATCTACAGATAACGCAGGAAGATGTTCAGGCTGTGTTGCAGAGTGACCCGATGATGGCTCTCAAGGTTCAGAATCAGGCTCTTGCCAGGCAGTTAGAAGCAACCACGATCGCTTTCGATACCGCCATGACAGAAAATGCCCGATTGAAAGAAGCTCTTGAGAAGGAGGATTCCGATGCCGAAGGTGGGGAAGAAGCACTACCCGTACACAGCGAAGGGAAGGCAGCAAGCAAAAGCAGCCGCTAAACGCATGGGTACGACGGTAAAGTCCGAGAAGAAAAAGAAGAGTGGGTACTAACGATGCCACACCAAGAGCCTAGCAAATTGAGCAAGGAACAGAAGGAACGGCTCAAAGATCCCCGGTTCATCATCGCTGCTCGAGCCCTAAAGTCCTCACGGGGCCGTAAGCCCAGAACGCCCACTCGTTAGATGAGAAGGAAGTACGATGCCAGCGATACAGGGGAGAACTCGTGAGCAACTGAGACAACACATAGGCCGCGCTATCGGTGGCCTCTATGTGTCTGCTGCTACTTCTAGTGGCAGCACCACCACGCTTCTCGACAACAGCATCGTCCTCGGTGGGGCTGATACCCAGATAGGTAAATGGATACGCTTCACCAGTGGCAGTAACGATACGTTGACCCGTAGGGTTACCGATTCTTCCATCACTTCCAACGTCACCACCCATACGTTCATGCCTGCTGCTACAGCTTCGACGGCTTCGGAATCGTATGAATTGTGGGACGGAGCCTATAACCCTGACTCCGTAGACGATTTCATAAACCAGTCGATCCTAGCTGCGACAGGCTGGGTCTACGATCCCATCGAGAACATCACGTTACATGGTGACGGTAAGCAGGTCCGCTTCGATATCCCGTCGAACATCTCGATGATTTCCAAGATTGAGTACCGGGCCAGGATAAGCAGTGCAAGTATCCATACTTGCGGTGTTACGTTCGATGAGTCTACTGATGCCGAGATGACGCAGGCGGTAGATAGCAAGGACTACAAGCGTGGTTCCTCGCTCAAGATCACTACCTCAGCAGGCGATGGTAGCTTCATCAGCGACTCGTTCAACTCACTCAACATCTCTGGGTACACCCATCTTGAGGGTTGGGTAAAAGCCACTACAGCCATCGCGGCTGGAGATTTCAATATCTGTCTCGACAATGCGACTTGTACCTGTGATGGAAATGACCTTGAGACTCTTGCGGTTCCTGCGGCTTCAGCCGATACATGGACATTCTTCCGAATAGAACTCGCGAACCCTGAGTCAGACACTGCAATCGTTAGTGTTGGGATTGAGTACAACGCGAATTCAGGTACGAATACAGTGCGATTCGATGAACTCCGCGTGGTTCACAATGACACTGCTGAGTGGGAAACGCTTGATCGGCGCAATTGGAAGATAGACAAGGAAGCTCGTGATCTGATCCTTGTTCGGGATGGTCAGTGTGCTGTGGGCTATGCGCTCATCAAGATCACTGGAGGCGACAAACCTGCACTGATGACAGCTGACTCGGATACCACAGAGATCGATGAAGACTACATCATCGCTAACGCTATATCACTAACGCTACTCTCGACATCTGGTGGCCCCGCCACCGATCCCGATGCGAAACGTCAGCTAAGTGCTTTCTGGGTAGACCAAGCCCAGCGTGCCCGCAGGGCTTTCCCCATGCTGGCTAACGTGAGGTCTGTGGACTGATGGCGAATGCAGTCGTCGAAGAGAATGAGATCTATCTC